CACCCCCCGATGTCTTATTGTGAATTATATAATTCCCTATCTCCATTACATACGAGTCCCCATATATGTTTATGTTATTAGCTTTACCTGCTTGGCGTTGTCTGTGGCATTATGTATCTTTAGTGGTGAGTTTAAGGAGGACGGTTATGGGATTGCCATTGGAAGTGTTGAACGGTGCGCCTTCTAATAGGTATAGGAAGCTGTCGAAGGTTAAGGCAGACAGGTTCCTGGTGGCATTGGAAGAGTGTGCGATGAACGTATCGGCTGCGTGTCTTCAGGCGAAGGTAAGCCGCAGTAAGGTGTATGCTCAGCGGGAGGTGGATCCGGACTTCAGGTCGGACTGGCAGGAGGTGGAGGATAAGCTATTGGACGAGCTGGAGGAGAAGCAGTGGAAGGATGCGCGGGTGAATCCGGAGGATCGTCGGTGGGTTCTTGCCAGAAGGCGCAAACAGCGGTGGTCTGCCAGTACGGAGCATACGGTAAGCGGTGAGGTTTCCCATACGCATACGATTGAGGCGTTACCTACGGCACAGTTGGAGCAGATACTCGCTTCTCATCTGGGGCAGAAGGATCTTGATGCGTTGTTGGAAAGGGAGTCTGTAGATTTACTTCCTCAGAAAGGGGAGGCTGTTCACGATAAAGGGGCAGAGATCTGGGCTAAGCCTATGGACGAGTCGGAGGATGGCGAAGGAAGCTAAGGATATTATAGCGGGGCTGGACGATAATACGGTTGAGGCGGTGCTGGAGCTGTATCGCCGTCGCCGTGCTATGACTTCATTGTTTGGCTTTACCTGTCATACGCTGAATGGATTCCAGCCCGCTCCGCATCATAAGCTGATATGCGATGCTCTCGACAGGGTAGTGTCGGGGAAAACTCGGAGGCTGATGATTACTATGCCTCCCCGTCACGGGAAAAGCGAGCTGGCTTCCCGTCGTCTGCCTGCGTATTTCCTGGGCAGGCATCCACGTAAACAGGTTATATGCGCTACGTATAATAGCGATTTTGCTATGGACTTCGGACGCGAGGTAAGGAACATCATGTCCGAGGAGTCCTTTACTGACCTTTTCCCCACGTCGGTATTATCGGCGGATAGCAAGTCGGCTAATCGGTTCAATACGGCAGTAGGTGGGACGTATTATACAACCGGTATCGGAGCAGGCCTTACAGGCCGTGGTGCGCATCTCGGGATTATTGATGATCCGATAAAGTCGCGGGAAGAAGCAGATTCCAAGCATTATCGGGATCGTATATATAACTGGTATAGGTCGGTGTTCTATACCCGCCTTATGCCCAAGTCCTCCCTTATTCTTATTCTTACGCGCTGGCATGATGATGACCTGGCGGGAAGGCTGCTTATGGAGCAGCGCAATGGAGGCGAAGAATGGGAACAGCTGTCGCTCAAGGCGGTAGCCGGAGGCAATGACCCTATGGGTCGCAGTGAGGGAGAATCATTGTGGCCTGCCTGGTATCCCACCACAGAGCTTCAGAATATCCGTAATGTGATCGGCCCCAGAGAATGGAGTGCCCTCTATCAGCAGGAACCCATCGAGGATGAGGGGGCCTACTTTAAGAGAGAGTGGATAGAGGATAATCTGTTCAACAGGGTGCAGTTGATGAAGGAACACAAGGCGGGGCTGAAGCCGATGTATTTCTATGGAGCTTCGGATTATGCGGTTACGGCAGAAGGCGGGGATTATACGGTACATCTGGTTATTGGGGTCGATTCCGACGATACTATTTATATACTGGATATGTGGCGGAGCCAGACGGAAACCATCGACTGGGTGGAAGCCTTCTGTGGATTAGTGGAGAAATGGAAGCCCGCACGGTGGGGAGAGGAGGCAGGGCAGATCCTCAAGTCGGTAGGGCCGTTCATAGACCGGCGTATGAAGGAGCGCAATCTGTATTGCTACAGGGTGCAGTTGTCCAGTGCGGCAGATAAGCCGACCCGCGCCAGATCCGTACAGGCGCGTATGTCTATGGGCAAGATACGCTTCCCTGATGATAGCGAGATGCTGGACCCGATGATGTTCGAGTTATGCCGTTTTCCTGCTGGAACCCATGACGATATCGTAGATGCATTCTCTCTGATAGGAAGGATGCTGGACGACTTCTCTTCGGCTCCAGCTTATAAGCCTCCGGAGAAGGATGATCTTTATGGAACTACGATGGTAGAAATGTTCAAGATGCATCAGAACCGGAGGAAGGGGAGGGGGCATCTTCAGGCTCCGGTAGTAGGGCTGCCTCCAAAAGGGGTTCCGGATACAGAGCCCGCTCTTCAGGAGGGATAAAAGACGTTGACTGAATGCCGTGAATCGCTTACTATTAAAGATGTATTCCCGCCTTTTTTTGCGAGGCCGGATTCAGGTCTACAGCGGTCAATCTTCCTGGAAAGACGCTGTAGGCCAGCTTTCTTTGCCTTTTACAAGGCCAGGATTTCAGCCTGCAGCGGTCAATCTGCCGGAAAGACGCTGCGGGCTACCTTTTTTTGTAATCTCACAAGGCTGTCCCCCTCTGTTATGATGCGATAAATGGCTAATTTAGGCTGGAATACCTCTATATAAGGCAGGGTTTATGGCGTCTAAAGACGTATATCCTTCCGATCCGGTAGAGCAACAGGAATACTGGATGCGCCAAATTGCGTTTGCCAAGTCGGTGATGGAACCGATATGGGCAGCCTCGGAAGTGTTGCGCAAGATGTATGAGGGAGATCCCGCCTCTGCGCGGGAAGCGGATATGCAATCCCACGCGGAGCAGGAATCCCACCTGTCCCGCAATAATATGAATCTGGTATTTGGCTGGATTGATCAGACTATAGCTAATCTACTGGAGCATAATCCCGTATTTGCTGTTCGTCCCCAGAATAAGGCGGCAGTTCCCCATGCCGCCGCTGCATCTTCAGTTATTAACTACTATTATAGAGAGACGCAGCAGCTGCGGCAGGATGAACGCTGTGCGCTGGATGCCTTTCTGGGACCCTGGGGCGTGAAGAAGCTGGGGTATGAACGGGATGTAGATCTTAGGGTCCAGCGTATCCTGAATCAGGAAGGGATGGATTTTGGGGATAATGTCAACGAAGAGAACGGGTTCCTTCTTTCCTTACAGGATACGATTGTTTCCGCCAATCAGGATCATAGATTTCATATAGAAGCCCACGAATTGTTGATGGAGCAGGAGGGCGTGGAGGAGGATGTACTCGATTTTATCGAGGATCACATAGAATTACATGAGCTAATACGGGATCGTCCGGATGCAGCCCAGCATGCGGATGTCAAATTTGAACAACCCTGGGGTCAGCGGTGGAATCCTAAAGACTTTCTTATTGATCCCCAGTCTCAGGATGGACTAAAGGATGCGCGGTGGATTGCTTTCCGCTGGCGGCTTCCTATAAGAGATGTACTGGATAATACGGATTATGATAAGAAGGCACTGGTGGATCTGGAACCCACTTCCAGAGTAGAAGGAGCCCCAGACCCCAGAGATAATGATGAGCTGGATGAGTTTCAGATGGTGGAAGGGTGGGAGATCTGGGCGCGGAATCAGCCGGAAGACCGGCGCAGAAGGGCGAATATGCTAATAACGGTGATCGAAGGCCATGATCAACCGGTGCAGCATGAAGAGGAGTGGCCATATACGGCCTGCGAAGATTACCCAGCGGAAATATTGACATTCCAGTATACTTCGGATAGCTGGTTTACCAGGCCTTCCCTGAAGCTGGCAGGTGCAGATACGGTACAGGGGTTGGCTAATGAGATTATGGATTCCTTCCTGTCGATGATTCGCAAGGAAAAGAATCTGGGCCTGTATGATTCGGACGTATTTGATGAAGAGACCATAGCGGATCTGGTTATGGCACCGGATATGAGCCTGTTTGGAGTGAGGGGATTGTCAGAGAACCCCAATGCCTTCCGGCCCATACAGTTTGGAGCAGCATCCGGAGATGCTAATGCATACATGGGGATTATTACTGATCAGTTTGATCGTGCGGCGGGAACTCCCCAGCCTATGGACAGGGCCAAGCTGGATACTGCTACAGAGGCTTCCATAGCAGAACGGCGATCTAATGCCAGGGAAGCTCGCAGGGCAGGACTTCTGGCAGTTTTCCAGATCAATACGTCGCGTAAGTGGTGGCAGATGATAACGCAGTTCAGGCCCAAGAATATTACGCTTATTCACCCGAAGGCAGAAGAGGCTATTTCAGTAGATGCGGGCATGGCTATGGGTGAATACTCTTTTCGCATAGATGTCAGCAGTCAGTCGGCGGCACTGGCATTGGAGCGTAAGAACTGGTTGGACTTATTAAACCTATTTTCCGGACTGGTGCCGCTGTTTATGCAGATCTATGGTCAGCCTCCTAATATAGCAGCTATAGCACAGCGGTTACTTACGCGAGGCTATGACGAACAGGCTCCGGAAGAAGTTTTGCCAATGGTAGGCGATGAGGAGGGAGTAGATGCTCAGATCGCCAAGCTGCTCCAGCTGTCCCAGCAAACAGATCAATTACAGGCAGGGGGTATGATGGCGGAGCAGGGTGGTGCTTCTGGTGCTCCAAAGCCGAAGCCATCGCAACCCGCAACAAATACACAGGCTAATGGAGAGCGCAGGCTGCCAGAGATGGGCGGCAAGCCCAGAGAGGTTACTGAGGCGGGAGCAGGAGCAGGACCCGCGCTGCCACGTCAGTTCGCTCAGTCCACTCCCAGTCCGGCAAGGGAGATGTCGTCGGCACAAACGCCGTAGGAGAATGGTAATATGATGGCACATAAGGAAGAGAAGGAAGAGAGGGGGAAAGGCAAGTCCGGTAATAAGGTCAGTCTGGAAAAGCTTATCAATGAAGAATCCGATGAGCCCAAGGACCTTGGTGCGGAACTGGAGTTCCTGGAACGTCAGATAGATAAGATGGAAGATGATGACCCCAAGTTAAAAGAGTCTATTGCCAAGCGGAGACAGCTTCGCCGTCAGCAGAAGCTACGCTCACTGGAACGGGAGATCCAGCGCGTAAGAGACGGAGAAGATAACGGATTCTTTATGTAGGAAGTAGAATGTGGCCAGGCAGATTGTACATAATAAGGACGGTTCCGTTTCTACGGAGCGAACGATAACGATTCAGCTTGATAATGGCAGGTACATTAATGCGCCGTCCATGTATAACGGTGAAGTGTTGTGGAAAGATCCAAAAAATGCCAACTGGGAAACCGGATGGCCAGACGAGGAAAGAATCAAGAAGATAGTTTTAGATGCTGGTGGTGGGAAAGGGGTAGCTAAAGATCCGGAAACAGGACGTATTCTTCAGCAGTTCAACGGTGTCTCAGAGGCGGTGAAATCAGCCGAGGCTCGAAGTAAGACACTAGAAAAGCAAACAAAGAGCTTCCTATGGCTGAGAGAAAGGGAAGATGAGATGGCGCGATCTAGTAGAAAGATAGCAAGAGGGAAAGGCAGATCGAAGAAAGACCAGGCGGTCAGGTCACTGGCAGAGCTGATAGGGCATTTCGGAGGGGTAAAGAAGTTATTTATGCACGTGAGCGATGAGGAGCTGGCGGCTGAGGCTGAACGCAGAGGGGTCGTGATGGCTCCATTCCCTGGAGAGAGTGGCGAAGCAAATATAAGTGAGGCAGAAGGCAGGGCTATGGCAGCGGAATCGCGTAAAACCGGCGCACTGGCTAATATCGAAA